CGACATTTACAGAGTTAGCCAGGCAACGCCAGATTGGTTTTTGCTACGCTTGCCAGCCACAGTTTCTAAGATATTGGCAGACTCGGAATTGAGGGCAGCCAAAGACCAATTGAGCCAAGACCAGTACGACCAAGAGTATGAGTGCTCGTTTGAGGCAGCTATCCTTGGGGCATTCTACGGACAAGAGATGCGCCAAGTCGATACCGAGGGCAGAGTGCGAGACCTCAAGTTTGACCCAGACGCACCAGTATTCACAGCGTGGGACTTAGGCTATCGAGATGACACCGCGATCTGGTGGTATCAGGTAGTCAGGGGTGAAATTCATGTGATGGACTACTACGCGGTCTCAGGCGCATCCATTGAGGAGATAGCCAATGTTGTGAACAGCAAGGGTTATCGGTACACCAAGCACTTTCTACCCCATGACGCTAGAGCCAAGACCTTAGCCTCGGGGGGCAAGTCAATCCTTGAACAACTTGCTAGTCACCTTGGAGGGATTGGCAAACTAGCCATAGTGCCAGAAATAGGTGTTCAAGACGGCATACAGGCGGTGAGGATGATTCTGCCCAAGTGCTACTTTGACCCGATCTGTGATGAGGGGTTAGAGGCACTCAGACAGTACCAAAGAGAATATGATGAGGACAAGAAAACTTTTCGTCAAACTCCAAGGCATGATTGGTGTTCACACCCCGCAGATGCGTTTAGAATGCTTGCAGTCGCGTATCGACAAGACAAGTCAAACGAACCCCAACCCAAAGGGAAGACTTTACAGACGATTACGCTAGACGAATTGTGGGATTTTGAAACTACACATAAAGAGGAACGCATATGAGTGCACCAGTAGCAGAAGTCGGTGGATACAAGAACATCACAGCAACGGGGGCGGTCTCGACAGGGGCTTGTCAACTTATTGGGTTCTATGTGAATAGCACTAACGCAGGCACATTAGTTCTTACAGATGGTGGCGCAGGCGGTACAGCGATGTCTGGAACTATCACACCAGCCATAGGGTTTCACCGATTCCCTGCCAATGTAGGAACAAGCCTCTATGCGACTATCGCTGGAACTGCATTGAATGTGACATTCTTCTACGCGGCTTAATATGTACGAGAACGCCTACGATGATGGGGCTTATGAGGAAGATCAAGGCCCGTTCTGGCACGACCAACTAGACAAAGCTGCCAAGGTCTTTGACAAGTGGGAAAAGCGCGGTAAGAAGGTAGTAAGACGCTACCGAGACGAGCGCGATGCCATTGAGATGCCAAGGATGAAGTTCAACATCCTGTGGTCAAACATCTCTGTCTTATTCCCTGCACTCTACGGACGCATGGCAAAGCCAGAGGTAAGCCGTAGATACAGCGACCAAGACCCCGTAGGAAGATTAGCCTCTACGATGCTAGAGCGCGTAATCGAGTATGAGGTAACCCAGTTTGGTGACTTTGACTCTGCTATGCAAGGCGTGGTGCAAGACCGCCTATTGCCTGGTCGCGGTACAGCGTGGGTGCGTTACGAGCCAATCATTGTTAACGAGCAGCCCGAACTAACGGGAATGCCAGAACTTAACCCAGACGAAGGCTTAGAGATCACCAACACAGAGGAAATCGAGCGCGTAGATTCAGCGCACAGCCCTGTGGATTATGTCTATTGGACAGACTTTCTCCATTCACCCGCCCGAACATGGGATGAGGTGTGGTGGGTAAGCCGTTGGGTCTACATGACACCCGAAGAGGGTATCGAGCGTTTTGGTGATGTGTTCAAGAATGTACCTTTGCACGACCAGAATGACGATGTAGACTCCAAGAATCCAATGACCGCCAAAGCCACTTACGGGAAGAAGGCTAAAGTCGCTGAGATATGGAACAAACGCACAAAGAAGGTTTGTTGGGTTGCCAAGGGTTACCCCCAAGCACTTGACGAGCGCGATGACCCTCTCGAATTAGAAGGGTTTTTCCCTTGTCCAAAGCCGTTATTGGCTACAACAACCAACGGGTCAATGATTCCAGTACCAGATTACTGCGAATATGAAGACCAAGCCCAAGAACTAGACAACCTTACACAAAGAATTTACCTATTGGTGAAGGCTTGTAAAGCGGTCGGTGTGTTTAACGCTGAGTTCAAGGAACTTGGGCGGTTATTTACAGAGGGCGTAGACAACAAACTGTTCCCCGTGACCGCATGGGCAGCGATGTCGGAGAAAGGCGGGCTAAAAGGCGCAATAGACATGATGGACACGAGTGCCATCATCAAGACCTTACAGCAACTTTATCAATCTAGAGAGGTTGTTAAGCAATCCATCTACGAAATCTGTGGAATATCGGACATTATTCGTGGTGCAAGCAACGCAAACGAGACACTCGGTGCTCAACAACTCAAAGCCAACTTTGGTAGCCTGAGACTGAGGGCTACTCAGGGCGATGTGGCAAGGTTTGCTACTGATCTGTTCCGCATCAAGGCGCAGATCGTCTGTAAGTTCTACCCACCTGAGTTAATTGTTGAGATGTCTGGGGTGATGAACACGCCAGAGGGTCAGAATCCGCAATTGTTGCAAGCTGCGGTGCAGATGCTTTCAAACAGCACAATTCGTGACTTCCACATCCAAGTTGAGGCAGACACATTAGCCCAAATTGACGAACAAGCCGAGAAACAAAGCGCGGTTGAGGCAATTGAGGCTATTACAGGGTTTTTGCAAAACGGCTTACCTATGGTGCAACAAGCCCCTGAGATGTTGCCCTTGTTTGGTGAGATGCTCTTGTTTACAGTACGCAGATTTAGGGCTGGTCGCAGTCTTGAATCGTCTATTGAGCAAGCCATGCAAGCCTTACAGCAAAAAGCACAGATGGCGCAACAGCAACCGCCTCAACAAGACCCCGAGATGCTCAAGTTACAGGCTGAACAGCAAGCCGAGCAGATGCGTATGCAAGCCCAAGCCCAGACCGAGCAGATGAAGATGCAGGCAACGGCTCAACTTGAACAAGTCAAGGCAGATTTTGAGATGCAGATGTTGCAAGCGCAAGCGCAAGTGGATATGCAGAGAGAGCAGATGAAAGAGCAGTTTGCCCAACAACTTGCCAACAACGAGTTACAAGTCAAGGCTCGGGAAATGCAAGGCAAAGAGGAATACGAGCGTTGGAAAGCCGAACTCGATGCTGCGACCAAGATCATGGTGGCAAGGATTGGAAGTAACCCTGGCGTTGACCTACCCGTTATTGAGGCTGCCTCTGCTCAGATCACCAATGAACTCGGTGGGACTATCGTTCAAGCAATGGACAAGATGGCACTCATGCACGACCAAATGGCTAACCTACACGGACAGACCATGCAAAACATTGGCGAGGCGATGCAGAAACTCAACGCGCCTAAGAAGGTTGTGAGGGGTGCTGATGGCTTAGTTATCGGGGTAGAAACAGTATGAGTTTAGTTCTTGCTGATCGGGTCAGGGAGACCACCCAAACAACGGGAACAGGCACGATAACTCTAGATGGCGCGGTACAAGGATTTCAGTCATTCTCAGTCATTGGAAATAACAACACGACCTACTACACGATCAACCGAGGCTCAGAGTGGGAAGTTGGGATTGGGACTTACTACGGGGGAACGCTATCAAGGGATACAGTTTATGCGTCATCCAATGGTGGGTCTAAGGTCAACTTTAGCGCAGGCTCAAAGGATGTGTTTGTCACATACCCTGCAAGCAAATCGGTCAATGAAGATGCTAATAATCGGGTATTGATTCCTTACACAAGTGGCACAACCAATGTTGGCTCTTTAAATGTAGGTGATGCCACAGCACACACAGACTCAGGCGTTATTGCGGGTTTTACGGCTAGTGAGCCGTTATATCTTTATACAAGCCTACAAAACACAAGTTCAGCAAATACAAGTTATGCAAGTTATGCGGTCAATGATGGTGGGCATACCGCTTATGGTGAACTAGGAATCAACAACGCTAATTACAGTTACTCGGCTGCGGGGTTTCCTAATAACGGGTTTTCTACGCCATTGGCAAGTTTTGTGGAATCCTTTGGTGGCCCGTTAGTCTTAGGTTCATGGGATAGCCAAAAGATCAGTTTTATTGTGAATGGGGCTGTAAACACCTCAGACGCAATGACAGTAGAGACCACAGGCGCGGTAACAATTCCAAGCGTAGCGGTCACAGGTGGCGCAATCAACAACGCAACAATAGGTGCTACAACCCCATCGACAGGAACATTTACTACTTTATCAGGCACTACATCAGTTACAACGCCAATTGTTCAAAATAGTGCTGCGGCGGCAATTGCATTTAAAACAAATTTTTCATCTAGTGCTATTACACAATTTAATATATCCCACACAGCCTCTGCTGTTAACTATGTACAGGTGACGGGTGCGGCTACTGGTGCTGGCCCAGTAATTTCGGCTCAAGGAAGTGATGCAAGCCTAAGTTTGCAATACAGAACAAAAAGTAACTTTAACCATGTTTTCCAAAACGGAAACGCACAAGCAAATTTTGTAGTAAATCAAACCGCTGGCACATCAATCGCAAACTACTTGCAAGTCGCTAGTGCGTTAACTTCAAACGCACCTATTCTTTCAAGCCAAGGTTCAGATACAGACATAGACCTAACCCTAACCCCAAAAGGTGCTGGTGCAGTTCGTTTTGGTACATATACAGGAACTATTCTTAGCCCGACAGGCTACATCACAATCAAAGATAGTGGCGGTACATCTCGCAGACTTTTAGTAGGATAAAACATGGCATTATTAAAATCAATCGACACAGAATACGGAATTCCCGCCCAGTACTGGAACATTGGCGCAGTCCAAGAAGACTTTAAAGGTCAAGGAACTGAGATAACTTTCTACGGCTATGCTTCACAACAGGCTAGAGAGCAAGGCAAACAACCCTTATCTGCTGGCAAGGTACAGATTAGTGGTAGTGAGTATGTGGCGGGTGCTGATAGAGCGCAACTCTATGCAATTATTAAGCAAAAGCCTGAGTTTGATGGCGCGGTGGATGCCTAAATGTTTGGATATGGTGCATTTGCCGAGCTGCCATTTGCAACGATTGAGAGCGTTTTAAGCCCTATTATCGAAGCCCCAATCGGGGGACATTTTGGGTTTGACGAAAAAAAGCGAGATAAACAATGGGAATCCGAACGCAAACTAGAGGCTCAGAGAAAACAGAAACTCCATGAGGCGATCTTTGGTTTACCGCCCGAGGTTAGGGAAGAGATAACGACCGCGCCAGAGCAAACCATAGAGATTGCGGTCAGAAAACAAATTGATTATGATTTGCTGATGGAGAAGGTCAAAACCTTAGAAAATAAGGTTAGATTGAAGCGAGATGAAGAAGACATTGCAATGATATTGGAGATGATGTGAGACAAACTTGGGTATTTCCATCTGACGGGTCAGAGCCTTACGAAAAGCA